ATGGAAAACTACCTCAACCTCATGATCATTGGCGCCACCCGCTACGACATCGACGGAAACCGTGGTGGCTCCCTATGGGCCTACTCTCCAGCCGAAGCTGACGATGACAACCGCGTTGGCAACGAAGTCATGAAAATCGCCTGCGACTGGAAGCACATCGACCAACTGAGAAATCACGCTGATCGCCTCCCGTCCATGTTCACCGTCAAAGCCCAAATGAAAGCCGGGCAGGGCGGCAAGATCACCTTCAAGGCCCTGGACATGAAACCCCAGGACCTCACCAAAAAAGCTACAGCGTAAAGGCCACCACGAATGAGCACCGTCCAGAACTACCAGTGCAGCGGCACCCTGACCAGCGAAACCGTCAACGGAAACGCGGTCATGGCCTGCACCGGCGGCACCTGGACGGTACAACAAATTCAGCCACAAGACATCGACACGGTGTTCGCTGAATACCTTTCCCCGGATCCGGCCATGATCGGCCTGGTAATGGGTTCCGCATTGGTCTTCTGGGCCATCGGAATCTCACTAAGCCGGCTCGTCCAGGTGATGCGGAAAGTCACTTAAAACCCAACGGAGTACTAGATATGTCTGAACTGATCGAAATGGAAAAGAAAGAAGGCGCAAAACACTGGGCCATGGCACGCGCTCGCTGGGGCCGTCGCGCGGCAAAACTCGGCGTTGCCGTAACGGCGGGTGTTGCCACCGGCATGGCAACGGCGGCTGACCACACAGCAGCCATCGACGGGGCTTTCTCAGAAGGCTCAACCAACGTCACAGCGGCGGTGGTCGGTGTCATTGCCCTGGTAGCGATCGTGACCGGCCTCGGCATGATCGTATCCATCCTGCGTCGTTAAATGTTCACCGGAGTCCTCATAGGGGCCCTCTGGGCCTCTATGTTTGCCCTCGGATACAACGGCAACTAACGCAAAACCAGAGGGCCGGAACACCGGCCCTTTTTTAATCCTTCAGCAGGGAGTCAACGTGTGCGTCTATTGATGAAAGGGTGTCTGATCCTGCTGCTTTTAGTCACGTATTCTGGCTCTGCTTTTCCTGCTACTAAGTCTGAAGCTATTCAGGCATGTCATGATTATGAGAATACATTTACAACCAAGAACCCACATCCTGAGTCTTGCCAAGATCATCCGAATGGTGATGGTTCTGGTTATTTTCAAGCCAAGATTTGTGCGGGCGTTAAATGTAGTAGCTGGGCTTATGGTAAGAATTTTACCTATGAAGCTCCATCATGTAATGAAGTGTATGCGCATGAGCCTGATCCGATAACTGGCGCGATTGTTTCTGCTAATGGCGAGTGTAAATGTAACTCTGGCTATCGTGATGCAGGCGAAGAAGGTGTTTATCGTTGTGTGATTGATCGCAACCAGGAACTCGAAGAGTGTCTTGAACTGGATGCGTTTCTGGATCCGAACAAAGGCTACTGCGTTGCTGAATGCCAGTCCGGAAGCCTTAGCGATATCTGCCTGGATCCCTTCGAGCCGGATCCTGACACCTGCGACGAAAACTCAGAAGACTTTCGAGGCAATGTAAACCAGGGCTTCGGAAACGCGCCTTTGCCCATTTGCGGCGACACCACCTGCACGATTGGCGGCAAAACCGGACAGTCCGGAATACACAACGGTGAGCTCGTCTGCCTGCCGGATGATTACGGCGCCCCCAAATGCAAAGGCAGCACCATCACCGTCATCGAAGAATACGGCTTTATCTGCGCGACGGTGGGCGACGAAGAAGAAACCGACACCAGCGACGGTGACAGCGATGATGATGGAGAGGGAGATCTGACAGGCATTGCCGGCCAGCTCCAGGACATCAAAAAGCTATTGGGTAACGGAAACCAGGGCACCGACAACATCGTTGAAGCCCTAAAGGGCATGGGTAACAAATTGACCAGCGCGATCGGTGACATTCCCGGCGGCGGTGGTGGCGGAAGTAATGGCAATGGCAACGGAGAGGGCGAGGGTGAAGGCGGCGTAAGCTGGTCTGGCGACGCCATCGACACCGAACTGACCGACCCGACCGACGACTACGACCAGGTCATGGCCGACTACCAGACCAAAATCAACGAAATCAAAGCCGAAGTACAGGCCATGTTCAGCACCAACCTCACCGGTGGTGGCTCCGTTGACGACGACATCAAATCCATCAAGGGAGTGGAAGTGAACTTCTCCCTCAACCGCTTTCTGTCCGGCCTCGACATCCTTGGGGCCATTGTCCTGTTCTGTGCCGCGTTCATCAGTGCCGGCATTCTGTTCACCTCCAGGGGGTAACCATGGAATTCATCGCGAACTTTTTTGATGCTATCTGGCAGTTCTTCACCAACATCCCGACGCTCATTGACGACTGGATGATCAAAGCAGGCGCCTGGATCGTCATTGCAGCCACCAAAGCCAAGATCGCCTTCATCGGCTTTAGCTGGGGCGTGGCCCAGGAAATGCTCAACCAGCTCAACGTCTCCAGCACCATCGAAAGCTACTGGGGGCAACTGGATTCCCAGGTCTTGGGTGTGGCCACGTTCCTCAAGCTCCCGGAAGCCTTCAACATGATCATCAACGCCAGAGTCACCCGCTACGTCATGGACGTGATTGGCTAAGGAGGGCAACCATGAGCATCGTCATACACCACGGCCACCCCGGTTCCTATAAATCCTTCGGTGTCCTACAGCGCCACGCCATTCCTGCCCTGATGAAAGATGACAGTGAAGGCGCACCGTTTCCGAACGGACGCACGGTCGTTACCAATATCCGGGGCTTCGATTCTGTCGAGAAAGTCGAAGAAGCCCTGGGTATCACCCTCGGCGATGAAGCCCAAATCCTCAACGTCAGCACCGAAGGCCGGGACGAAAAATCCTACATGGCCCGCTGGTTCCATTGGGCCCCTCAGGGCGCCATGATCATCATCGACGAAGCCCAGGCCATCTACCCGGCCAAGCGCAAAGACTTCCGCCCCGAGAACCTGGACTACCCCGGCGGTGAAGACCAGGCCAAACAGGACGAACGCCCCTCCGACATGTTCGAAGCCTACGACATGCACCGGCACTACAACTGGGACGTCTTCCTGTGCACCCCCAACATATCCAAAGTGCATACCGACATTCGACAGGCCGCCCAGGTGGCCTTTCGTCATTACTCCATGGGTGAACTGCTGCCCTGGAAAAAAGGCAAATGGAGGGAAGTGGAACATGATCCCGAAAACAACGGCAAATCGAAAAGCCATGCATACGGTGTCCCGAAAGAATACAAGGCCGACCCAACCATCTTCGCCACCTACCAGAGCACCAAAACCGGCGACCATCAGTCTAACCAGGGACCCCAAAGCGTTTTTAAAGATAAACGCATTGTGGGCTACCTTTCATTGTCAGTCCTTTCTGTACTGGTCTTTATCGCACTGGCGGTCAGCATATTCCAAAGGGAAAGGACTTTCGGCCCGACTGATCCGGCAGATATTCAGAACATCGATGCGACTGGGATTAATGCTCTGTCTGATGGTCATGATGTCCGCCGTCCTCAAACTGATCCTGAGAACCGCGGTGGCCTAGCCCACAACCCAAACGATCATCCCCTTCAGGATGCTGAAATGAGAATTGCCGGCACCTTCAACCGTGCCTACCTGTTCCACGGACAGGATCGACAGGGCGACTTCTCACTGACGCAGCGGGAATTGTTCAACTACGGCTACCGCGTCCTCTACCTTCGCCCCTGCTACGCCCAGTTGTGGTGGGACGGTGAGAAGGTCCAGGACATCTACTGCCAGCGAGACCGCATACGAGAGCCCGACCCACGGCCCGAGATGGAACCCGACACCTACGCGGTGCCAAACCCCTTGATCAAGGTAAAAGAAGAAGCGTAGCCCACGGACGGCCGCGACGATGGCGAGGAGCGGCAGGGAGTGGGCGGAGCCCGGAGACGTCCCTGTAACACGTCTCATAGGTACCGAATCTTCGGTTCAATAACAGACAGAAAGGAACATTAGATATGATTCACGATTTTGAACGTTTCAATGTCCGTACTGGTGAGGTCGGAAAAGGGGATCTGTTCATAGGTCCTGACGCCAGTCAGATTGATCTCAGCCATGTGAATGTACTTTGGACGGGGGTTGATACCGTCCGACAACTATTTCAGGGAAGATTGAAGCCTGAGGTCCTCTCAGGGATAGCTCTGGAATACGAAGCAGGCTATGACGCTACCCTGACTATCCGGAACATCCCGTTCCGATTGCAATCCGGCAGACGAGGGGGGTTTAAATACATCCTGCAAAACCGGGAATACGGCCTGACGATACTGATTCAGAACTTTTATGCCGAAGCCGATGCCCTGGGAACCCACGTAAAGATCGAAACCTCCCCCCGTTGGCTCTACGAACGTTCCAGTGACCAGATACACGATGAACTGGCAGAGTGGGGCATGTACTTCCTGAAGGGCATTAAACCCGTTGGTATAGCGCTTCATCTGGCCGTGGACTTTCAGGGTTGGGAACCTCCCCAGGATTTACCCCAGCACTTCGTCACCCGTGCAAAAACCGTCAGCGTCCATAACGGCATGAGTGATCTTCACTTCCAGGGCCTGGAAGGCTCAACCGTCAACGGTCGAGGTGAAACCTACACCTTCGGCAAAGCCAACAGCTTGCAGGTCTGCCTCTACGACAAATCCAAAGAAATCGACGTCAGCGACAAACGCGCCTTTATGGAAGGCATCTGGGAATGTGCGACAAATGAACAATGCTTCCCGGATACCTGCTACGACCCTGATAAACCCGTCTGGCGTCTGGAAATCCGCTTTCATCACCGGATCGTTAATGAGATCTCCGAAGGTACACCTGGCATGAAGCCCATCTACACCTACATGGATGCCGTTCCGCACCTGACAGGCCTCTGGCAATACGCCCTGAAGTCCAACCGCTACGAAGTAAAGCGCGAATGGGTACACCCCATCTGGACCAAGCTCAGAGACGACATCGGCTTCGGCTATTCAGCCCCGGATCTGCTGTACAAACGCGCAAAAAAGGAACCCGGTTGCGGCAACGAAAAGAACGTGTCCCTGGCTTTCGGAAACCTGCTTTCCATCTATGCCCGCAACCGGTTTAACGCAAGACAGGCCTGGGACTGCCTCAAAAAATCCGGCCTCTGGGAGGATCTGTGCGCTTATTACCGACGAAGAGAGATCTTTGAAAACGAACTCTTCCAACTCGTCCAGGACGGACTCACAAGGCGACGATTATTGACTAAGGTAGCGGCGTGATTTCAAAAAATGACCACGGCTGGAAAGTCGATTTCTATCCGGAAGGCAGAGAAGGGCCCAGGGTAAGAAAGCAGGGTTTCAAAACCCGGCTGGACGCACTGCAGTTCGTTCGCGATTATGGGCGAAAAGAGCATGCACCGTCTGAACGCCTGAAAGACCTGGTTAAGAAGTGGTACGACTATCACGGCCATACGTTGAAGGATGCCAAATATCGCTTGTCGAGGACAAACGCAATCTGTGATCGCCTGAGCAACCCAAGGGTGAAAGACTTTACCGCGACCGACTGGATGGAATACCGCGCTGAGCGAATCAAAGAAGTAACACCTGGTACCTGCAACCACGAACAGCGTTATCTTTCTTCCGTCTTTGCTGAAATGGTCCGGATCGGACACCTGAAAACGAATCCGATTGGCCCGGTTCGCCAGATCAGGGTCTCAGAACGGGAATTGACCTTTCTAACCATTGAGCAGTGTCATCAGCTCCTGGAGGAATGCCGGGAAAGCTCAAACGAGTTTGTCTGGTCGGTTGCTATGATTTGCCTTGCGACGGGCGCGCGTTGGATTGAAGCCGAAACCCTGACCAGTTCGGGTTTTGTCACGGGCAAAGTGATCTTTCGAGATACAAAGAACGGAAAGAGCAGGGCGGTACCCATTGATCCCAAGATTCAGGAACAGATCCGGGAACATACGTTACCTGGTCCGGGGCGTTTATTTGGTCCTTGCCGGTCGGCATTTCGGGCAGCGTATAAGCGGTGTGGTTTTTCGACGCCCCAGCAGCTCACCCACATCCTCAGGCATACCTTCTCCAGTCACTACATGATGAACGGTGGAGATATCCTTACGCTACAGCGCATCCTTGGGCATGGGAACATCACGATGACCATGAAGTATGCGCATCTGTCACCGGATCATCTGGAATCAGCGGTAAGGCTCTCACCGGTTGCCGAACTGATACAGTGA